TAGATACAATTGGATTTCAATATAAAGGCAGAAACATTCCTCTTCCAGGACAAGTGAAATATGCCCAAACATGGGAAATGACTCTTCTAGCAGAAGAGGATCATTCAACAAGAATTTACTTTATGGATTGGATTCAAGGCATGGATAATGCAAATTCATCTTACTATATTTCTCAAGGTTCAGAATTGACAGGTGAAATTAGAGGTAAGAGAGGGGCAACAGAACAAAGAAAGGTAGATATTACTATTTCTCAATTAAATTTTGACTTATCACAAGTTGAAGTAGATTATGTTTTATATAATTGTTTCCCTATTTCAGTAGGTGATATAAGTGTAGGACATGAGCTAGTAGGAGCAATAGAAGAATATAGTGTAACTTTTTCATTTTCACATTGTATTATAAAGTATGCTACAGACACATCATATCCATATAGTGTAAATTAAAATAGGAGAAAAAAATGGCAGACATAATAACAATTTCAGAATTAAAAAAGAATCTAGGACCAGGTCTTGGTCTTAGGAAAAATAAATATCTATTGGAAGTTCCTCTTAGTGAAGGGAGACAAATAAATACTTTATGTCAAGCAACATCTCTTCCAGAAAGAGCAATGAGTACAACTTCTGTATATTTTAATGGAAGAAAATATAATATGAGAGGAGAGACGGATTATCAAGGAACTTATGAAATTTCGATAGTTGATGATTCTACAATGGCTTTAAGGAAAGCATTTGACTCTTGGATGTACACTGTAGATAATTCTAACTGGGTTGTAAACGCATCAGATTCAGTTGACATTCATACTATTAATAAGGTACAAAGAGGTCAAAAAAATGCATATAAAAGTGATGTATCTATTTGGCAATTAGATTCGAGTGGTAATAAAGTTTATGGGTATCAACTTCAGAACGCATTTCCAAGTAGTGTTGGTACTGTTGCGCTAGATGATACGGGTGATGGTGGTTTATCAGAATTTTCTGTTGTTTTTACATTTTCTGAATTTGTCCCTATAAGTGAAGCTACAGTTGTCCCTTCTGATACTCCTGAAAATAATACTTCACCTACTATTGGATTTGATAATTTGTATGCAAATGACATTTCTGGATTTGATCCAGACTTTCAGAATATTGCTTCAAGTTATCTTGGAGATTCGGTCAAAAATCCTTTTGAGATTGCATCTAGTCCTGGAGATTTTTCAAATTCTTTAGGCAATAGTGTTGTTAATGATATTCAAACTGATTTTACAGTTCCTTCAGAAATGTTTGGTTCTATATTCTAATATTTTGCTTAATATAAATAGAAGTGATTATATTAAAAAATGGAGAAAAATATGGCAACATCTGGAAAATTAAATGCAATAAGAGATGCTATTGGTGCTGGTGCTCGTGCAAATAAATATAAAATATTTTTGGGCGAAAAAGTACCCGATGGTGATCTTTTAGGGAAATCAGCAACTTTCCCTGGAGTTACAGTTGGTAAAATTGAAGTCTGGAATCAAGGAAGAAAATTAACTATTCCTGGAGACACTGATTATGAAGGAACATGGGCAATTAGTTTTTATAACACTGAAGATCATGCTCTAAGAAAAGCATTCATCACGTGGATGAGACAAATTGATAATTTTCAAGACAATATACACTCTGGAAGTCCTGGTTCACAAATGGTCGAAATGAAAGTTATTCAAATGCTAGCAGATGGAACAGAAGGTCAAACTTATATCCTTCATAACTGTTTCCCAGCAGAAATTGGAGAAATTACAGTTGCGGATGAAACAGCTGATCAGATACAAGAATTTGATGTAACATTCTCATTCACTGATTGGGTTGTCGCTTAATTATTTCAATATATCCTTCGGGATATATGAAAATACTTAAAGGAATTTAAATGGCATTAAAACAAATGGAACAACCTTTAACAGCCAAAGAATCTATGGCGTTCATGAAAAAGATGATGAAAACTAATAAGAAAAAACTCTCTAAAAAGGACTTCTTAACTGGAAAAATTTTATCTTTTGGATATGATGCAAAAGATAAAACTGCAACTTGGGACAGTACACCACTAGTAATAGTTTTACTTAGAGGAAAATCTCATACACTTGCTATAAACTTGCACTGGGCTCCTGTGCCTCTTAGAATTATTCTTGTAAAAAAAATTCTGCTGTTAAATAAAAATAATATAAAAAATAAAAAACCTCTTGAACTTCACTACTCGGATATTAAACCTTTTTTAAAAAAAGTTGGATTTGCTCCAATTATAAGATTATACATCAATAAAAGAATTACTTCAATGGGTATTGTTATTCCTGATGAACATTTGATGAATGCTGCAAAACTTAAAGCAGAAACATTTACTCAAGGCAAAGTTGATTCAGAGACATTATACAAGATTGCTTTAAGGAAAAATAAGAAGTACAGACAAGAAAGGTCAAGACGCCAATAAAATCTAGCTTAAATTAAAATTATAAATAGCTTAATAACAAAAACACACAAAGGTAAAAAATGTTAGATTCAAATGATATTACTGCTGCAGTAGAAAAACGATATACTGATTTTTCTAATGCAATTAAACAAGAGTTAAATAACAAACTTCAGAATCATCCAATTATTCAGAACCACGTGTCTGAATTTGAAAGGATTGAAAGACTGAAAGATATTTTTTCTCAAATTAATCAAACAAAGCAACCAGATTAAAGGAGTTTAAAACTTATGAAATATATGATCGAAGAGGCATTTCAGCTCGAATCTGAAATTCAAGAAGAGCTTAATGAAGCGTCTGGAAAGTCAGAAAAAAATTATTATATAAAAGGTATTTTTTCTACTCCAGAAGCAAAAAACAGAAATGGTAGAATTTATCCAATGAGTATTTGGATAAATGAAGTTGCCAATTTTCAAAAAGAAATTAAAAATAAAAGTATAAATTCTCTTGGTGAATTTGAGCATCCTGCACGTGTAAATGTTGACCCAATGCTAGCTGTTATGAGAATGACAGAGGTTAAAATAGAAAATGGTCTTGTCCTTGGAAGAGCGAAAATACTAAATAACAACAGTGAAAGAACAAACCAATTAAAAGCTTTAATAGATGAAGGAGTAAAAATTGGTGTTTCTTCTCGTGGAGTAGGTAAAGTTGGAAAAAACAATATCGTAGAAGAGTTTAAACTAACAACCTGGGATATTGTAACTCAACCTTCAGATTATAATGCAAATCTTTCTGGTCTTGTAGAATCTTTAAATGAATCAGTAGGCTCTAAAGAATACTCAATCAATGAAAATGGTTCTATAGAAGAAATACAAGTTTGTACTAAAAATGCTTGTCATTTATTTGAAACAAAAGATATTCAAAAAGTAACTCTTGAAAAATTTAAAAAACTTCTTGAAGAGCTTTCAGCACAAGATGGGTTGGAAAAATTCTCTTCAAGAAAAGTAGATGCTGTTTTTACTGATGAAAAAGGAAAGACTCAAAAAAAATCTTTTGATACAGAAAAAGACGCAAGAAGTTATGCAGACTTGATGCATTGGAAATTTGAGTATTCAGATGGCTCTGGTGGTGGAGCTTTTGATAGAATAAAATAATAGCATAATACATTATAATCTTATGAAATAGTTTGAAAATTTAGATTATTAAAACAAAACCAAAAATATAAATACTAATAGTATTTAACCCAATACAGGAGAAATAAATGTTAACAAAACTTTTTGAAGCACTTGACGAAAAAGTATTTACTGTCGAAATGAAAAAAAGTATGGAAGTACAATTTAATGAAGCTGTTGAAGCAAAAGCACAATCACTCGCTGAAGAACTTGCATCTGAAAAAATTTCAGAAGTAATTGACAGTATGACAGAACGTGTTGAGCTTTTAGAAGCTAAACAAGAAAATGCAAAAGCAGAAGCATTAGCATCACTTAAAGAAGAATTTGATAAAGAGCTAACTGATATTGTCGAAAGTGTTGATAATTATCTTGATAAAGCTATTTCTGAATTTGTAAAAGAAGCAGAAGGCGCACTTACTGAATCAGTAAAAGCAGAAAAAGCAGATTTAATAATCGATGCTCTTAGTGCAATGATGGTATCAGCTGGTGTAGAAGTTTCTAAAATTGTTGAAGCAAAAGAAGAATCAGATGTTGAAACAAAACTAGCAGAAAGTATTGCAAAATATGATGCACTTATAGAAGAAACTATCGCTAAAGACAAAGAGATTAATGATTTGATAAAAATTGGAGTAATTGGTGAATTGAAGGAAGGTTTAACTTTAGTTGAATCTGAAAAATTTGAAAAACTCGCTGGTTTAGTTGAATTTAGTAAAGATGCGTCTTATGCAGATGCTCTTCAAACTATTAAAGAAAGTGTAAAAGGTACTAAAGTAAAAGAAGAAATACTTGACGAATCTGTTCAAAACAAGAAAAAAGTTTCTAGTATTGACCCAAGATTTTTATAATTAATTAATTTAAACTTAGATTTTAATACTAAGTTTAAATAAAAACTGAATTTTAAAAAGTTATAAATAACTTTGAAATATTAAATAAATAAAAGGAGACATTCAATGTCACAACTATTAACAGAAAAATTTGGAGAAATCCTAGAAAGTTCAAAGTACGCTGGTCTTACTATGAATGAAAAAGTTTCAATGGCACTTTTGCTAGAAAACACAGAAAAAGAATATGAGCGTCTATTAACAGAAAGTACAGCAACAGCTGATATTGCTCAATTTACTCCAATTCTTATGCCTCTTGTTAGACGTGTATATCCAAATCTAATCGCTAATGAATTACTTGGTGTTCAACCAATGACTATGCCAACTGGTTTTATGTATTCATTAACTAATCGTTACACTGGTGATGGTAATAATGGTACAACAGGTCAAAGTGGTCTTAACGGTTCTGGTGTTATCTTGAAATTAACAGTTGGTGCTGGTACAGATACAATCGTTCAAACTGGTGTAACTAAACTTGCAATTGTTGGTGCTACTTCTGGAGCTACTGGAACAATTCTTTATAGCGAAACTCAAGGTAAAGCTGGTGCAACTTATGTTATGGCTCTTGTTGAACAAACTTCTACTGCTGCATTTGGTGTTGAAAATATCACTGTAACTGGCTCTGATGATGTTGTTTCTTGTACTGCAGTATATACAAATGAAGCATCTTTCCGTGTTATCTTGAAAAATTATACTGGTCCTGTAACAACAGCTGTTGGTGAGGTTCTTGGTAAAGATATGAAAGAAGTTGGTTTCACAATTGCTAAAAAAAGCATCGAAGCAACAACTCGTAAACTTAAAGGTCAATACACTTTAGAAATGTATCAAGATTTAAAAGCACAACACGGTTTAATGGCTGATGAAGAAATCATGTCACTTATTGGTGCAGAAATGCAAAATGAAATCGATCGTGAAGTTGTAACTTTTGTTAACAGTAATGCTACTCAATGTGCTAATGCTTTTGCATTCACTGCAAGTTCAACTGATGGTTCAGGTAGATGGGAAATTGAGAAATACAGAACTCAAGCAATTAAAATTGCTACAGAAGCTCGTCAAATCGGTCTTGATATCAAACGTGGTCAAGGTAATACTTTAGTTGTATCTCCTAGAGTTGCTACAATGCTTGAACAAATTGGTTCATTCACAGTTGCTCCAATGGCATCTGGCGTAAACGTTCCTGTTTCTGGTGGTGTTGCTGGTATATTTGATGGTAAATATAAAGTTATCGTTGATCAATATGCTGTAAGTGATTACGCAACTGTATTGTACAAAGGTACTGACAGACGTGATGGTATGGGTGTATTTGCTCCATATGTTCCTCTTTCATTCCAAAAAGTTACAAATCCAGATAGTGGTCAACCAGCTATCATAGCATCAACTCGTTATGCTTTAGCAACTAACCCTATAGATTCTGCTCTTTATGCAAGATCATTTGGAATTGATTTCACTAACACAGTGCTTAAATCATACTAATTTTTAAATTCTTTCCCTTCGGGGAAATTATTAAGTTCAAATAAAGAAGAGCAACCCCCCCCCCACCTTGCTCTTCTTTATTTGAACTAAATAAAAAACTCTGGATATTCTTCTTTTAATTTTATATCACTAATATTCCCTAAATTATTTTTGATATTAGATAATAAGTACTGAAATGATCTACGTTTCTTTTGATTTTTAAATCTATAATTGATTAAAAATCTAGGTTCTTCTCCAATCGCAAATGTATCCACAATAACATCTTCAACTCTATAAAGTCTATTGATTTTATCAACAAGCACATCATTTTTTTGAATAAAAACTCCTTCTTGCTTAATCATCTCATCCATAAAAAATTTTTCAATGTTATTCATATGAAAAACTCTGGGTATTGATCTTTTACTTCTTCTTCTGACATTCCTTCACCTTCAATAAGAGATTTTATAAATTTTGTATCTGCTCGAAACTCTCTAGATTTACCAAAAATTCGATATTTAACAGTTTCGCCATTTTCAATAATGTCAGTGATGTAAATAAAATCTGCTTTGTTTGAAATTACTCTATAAACTTTGTTTACTTGCATTTATTTTCCTCTTATATAGAATCAAATCAAATAAAAAACTCTGGATAAACTTCTCTAAATGTTTCTGGATTAAGATTCTTTACTTCTTTGAAATCAAAAATTTCAGGAAGAACTGCTTTGATATCTTGTATATGAGTCACATTGTACTTTTTAATATCTTCGAGATTGCCGTTTAATTGTTGACATTCAAAAAAGCTAGGGTCCATTTTTCTTCCATATATTCTGCAAAAACCTTTTTGATTCTTTAACTCTATATAAATAATATCGCCAACTTTAACTTTCATATCATTAACTCAGGGTAAATTTCTTTTTTCCATTTTTTAATAGCAAAACTCTCAGCATCATTAGAATGTTTTGGAAAATCTGAAAAGGCTTTCATAGTATTTGCACCTGTCCAGTATTTTATGAAATCTTTATTATATAGTTTATTTAAAGTGATGCAAAAATTATTTATTTTAAACTCACCAGTTTCAATATTAAGAACTCCTTTAACTACAGTATTATATTGGTGTACTGCTATTAAAAAATAATCATTCCGTATAGTTTCTTTAAAATTTTTAGATTTAAGAAATACATTAAAGAAATTTTCTTTAAAATCCTGAATATATGTTTCTATGTATTCTTTATCTAACATTGCTTGTTCTAAGTCTTTAGGTTTCATTAAGATATCATTTCTATATCTACTTTTGCCTCCTGGGTGTTGCAAAAGTAATTGTAAACAATAATCAGTTTCTATTTTATTGCAGCATTCATAACCATCTCTTCTTAACTTTTCTGAATTAAAATAATCAGTATTTTTTAAATCATGAACTTCTTTATAAAACTCGAAGTTCATTTTAAAAAAACTTTTTAACTCCATTAGAAGAGCAATATACGTGCTAAAATTAGCTTTTGTTAAATCTTCATAGAATTTCATCTTGAACCTTTCTTTTTAGTAAACTATTATATACTAAAATGTGTTAAAAGGATATTAAAGATTGAAATTAATATTGATGTTTAAATTTTATTAAATAAATTGTTCAAGGATGCAATCGTCGAAAAATTCTGTTCTGCCACATCCTTCTTCAATACATATTCTATAATTTGCAAATTTCTCATGCAAAGAAGTTTCTAAAGCAAAACATTCTTGAGTTTCTATTATATCTATAATAGTGTATTCACCAAAATCTTTAAATAGACTTACTGACCTCTTTTCAAAATCTCCAGATAAACCTATTTTAACAGCTGAGTGTTGAGGAAAATGGAGAACATAAACAACTCCAGAATAATCTGTTCCTTCGTTGTTTCTTCTTTCATTAAAGTGTTTTGCTTTTGAAATAGACATTATATCTTTTATTTCTGGCGATTTAGAAACATTGTCAACACCGTATCGTTCAAGACATGTTACAGCAATCTTAGCTGCATTATTATAATTTCTTGAACCATTTCGTTCAAAATTTGTTTGTTTGGCACCTTCTCTATTTTCTGGGAGTTTGGAAGTATGATCAACACCATATCTTTCAAGGCAAGTAGTCCTTGCTTTATCAGGATTAACAAATGTCTCTGAACCATATTTTTCTAATTTGGTAAGTTTTGTTTTTGTTTGTACTTCTGGATTTTTAATTCCACAAGAATGCGAACAAGTAATTGAATATTTGCCATTTTTAAGGAATTTGTTATCTTTATTACAAACAGGACATTTTGTATATTCTGTTATATTATTTAAAATACAGTGAACTCTTTCTCTTATTGACTTTCTTGATGTATCTTCAATCCAAGGAGTTAATGAGAGTATTTCTTTAAATTCACTTTCTGAGAAATTTCTTCTTATAAATCCTGAATATTTTCCAGAAGTTTGTAAATACTGCAAATCTTGCATTTATTACCTTTTATTAAATAAATTAGTTTATTATACTTTAATTTTACTTAATAAAATCCCCAGAAGGGGAAATTAATTATGCACCAATGATAGAAGCAAAAGAATTTACTCCAGCATTTGTGAATCTCAACTGAATGAACTCGGCCACAAACGTTGGCTTGACATAAACATCGACAACTAATTCATTTCTTGAAATGACATCTGGAGTATTATTAGTGTTATCACAAACTACCAAATAATCTTGAATACCACGACCAGCCTGAACTGAGCCTAAGAAAGGATTAATCATCGCTTGAATACGATTACGAGTGAATGAATCATTGAATTCAAAAACTTGGTACTTAGCCATTTTCCATAAAGCTCTTTCGAGTGTATTGAAAAGACCACGAACATTGATTCTATCAAAACTTGAAGGTTTATCAAGAAGAGTCTTTTGACCCCAACAAACAGTTCCTTGACCAGGGAAAGCAACAACAGGATTTAAACCAGCTTTGTATAGTAAATCACGAAGAGCTTGATTTGGATTATATGCTAATTTATTAACATTTTTAATCTGACCTCTATCAAGACCAGCAGATGCCCACCATGAAGCAAGTTTAGTGTTAGTCACTGCTCTAAGTCCAGCTAATGAACCAGCACAGTTAATCCAACGATATTTATCAGCGTATTTATCATAAACATTTAGGTAGTTTGCACCAACCATTGCAAATGAACTATTAACATTTAAACCAGTTCCACTAGGAGGAAGGTCTGAAACATCTCCAATTCGCCATTTGATAATATTTTGAACAGCAACATTAGCTGTTTGTCCAACAACATCTTTAAAATTAGCACCAATGAATGCGATACAATCT